GTTTAGCTTACTGGAAGCTTAGTGTACCAGTATTAATGCCAATTAGACCTAAGTAGTCCGCTGCATTACCGAGAGAGTTAGCTGAGTTTGTTAGCTCAAGATAACCATAACGTGTCATAAAGCTTACGACTGGTTCGAAGGTCTGTGGATCAATAACAACGCCAGAGCTTGTTAGTGGAACGTATGGGCAATAGTACGCAGCAGCGTCAATTTCGCCTGGTCCTTTGTAACCAACTAGAACTGGAGTTCCGTCACCTGCATACTGGTCAACATAAACGCGCATTGAAGAGTTTAGAGTACCAACAAATTTAGTATTGGTTGGAGCTTCAAAAACACCTTCAGTAGTACGTGCAAATGCAGAAGTAGTTGCAGATTGTAGAATTGTTAATGCGGTTGGGGATACAACAACCCAATTAGCTGCGCCACGACGTGTACGTGCAGCAATTAAGTTTGCCTGACGGTTGACTAGAACAGCTAGAGCAGCATGTTCATCACCAACGAAAGTAGCTGTACCAGAAACAGCACCCTGGTTGTAAACTAGTGTTGGAGCACCTGGTAGAGCACGTAGGCTTGTTAGGATTTCCTGATCAATTTCAGCGGTAATTTCCTGAGCTAATGCTGCTAGGATTTCTGCTTCAATATCAATACCTTGCTGAGCCTGTGCATCCTGTGCAGATTCAAAAGTCCAACGTGCGCTTAGACGACGTGTCTTAGCTTCAACGACTTCCTTTAGGATCTGGATGTTTAGGCGGTTTCCGGCGACACCTTCTAGAGTTGCTGTAGAAGCAGCTCTTGGGTTAGCAACGACTTCATTACCAGAATAAAAACGCGCAATATCGAACGGACCTAATGCTTCTGTACCTGCAGTAACACCACCACCACCAGCTGGAACTGTGTCAGCATAACGGACACGTAGAGTGTGGATTTGTGCAACTGGACCGGTCATTGGCTGAACACCAATGATTTCGTTAGCAATAACAGTTGGCATAACACGACGAATAACTGGAAGAATAACTTTATTTAAAGTAGCAACGTTACCAGCGGAAGTTCCGCCAGCTGTAGCTGTTTCCATAAGAGGCATTCTACCTAAATTGTTTAGTTCTGCTCGGGTGTTCTCTAAAATTGTCTCCATAACTTTTTTCTTAGTATCGTTACGGGAACCGTCTTGATTCATCTCGAGATCACGACCCTCGCATAGTGCAGACTTAGTAGCCTTCCACTGAGATTCAAAAAGCTTAGTCATTTCTCTCCTCTCCTTGCTTTTTATCTATTGATACCGGCAAGAGCCTGTAATCGAACAACCTCAGCAGTGTCGCTATTTTCTGCCACAACTTCCTCGGTATTCTTTTCTCTGTTGCCTGTAATTACAGTTTTATTATTTTGTGTATTGGATTCGCTTAAAGCCTTGCGTGGTCCTTCAACACGACGGGTTTCATTAAGGACTGCTGGAAGGTGCTTTCTGAAGGCTTCCTGTAAACGTTCAGTTTTAACGTTTCGTAGGATTTCCTGCATAACTGCACGATTTTCGCGTCCTAATGGTGAAAGAAGCTCGCTCATAACTTTGCTACGAACAGCTCTCTCTTCAGAAAGTTTAATCTTTTTATCGAGACTTAAAATAACCTTCTGTTGTTCATCTAGCTTAGCTAGTGCTTTCTCAGCTTGGTTCTTCCTTGCTTCAAGTAAACCTTCTAGTTTCTTAACTTCACTACCTTCATTTAGGTATGAAGTCATGTATTCTGCCGCAAATGCTTCGAAAATCTTACGACCGAAGTGATTGTTGCGGGCCATTTGGATATCTTCACGGAACTGCTTGAATTCCTTGCCTAGAGCAGTCTTTAGATTCTCTTCAACAAGCTCAGCACTACGTTTAACAAAATTCTTACGAGTTTCATCAAGTTTTGCTTTTGCTTCGCGAGCCATCTTAACTTTTTGTTCGACAAGTTCTTTCTTATCAGTTTCAAATTCACTGATTTCTTCTGTTAGCTTCCTAACAATGAACTTCTCTAGCTGATTAATACGCTTTGCAGACGATTCAGTTAAAGCTTGCTTTTCTTCAACAAGCATATTCTTTACTGATTTTTTTGTTTCTGCTAGTTCACGCTTATCAATTAAGAATTCTTTAAGTTCTTTACTTAGCATTTGAACAACAAATGCCTCAAGAACTTTTGCAGACTTTTTAACTGTAGCTTGCTGAGCTTCCTTTGTCTCACGAATTTGCTTTGCTAATTTTGCTCGGGCAGAAAAAACCTGCTTACGATCATCAGCAAATTCAGAAAGTTCTCTAGTTACAGACTCAGTCATGAATTTATCCATGGCATCAACCATTTTTTCACGGTCGCTTTCGAAACGGTGTGCAAATTCTTCACGAAGAGAGTCTTCGACTTCTTCACGAATCTTTGCGCGCTCTTCATTGAGCTTAGTTTCCCACTCTTCAGATAGTGCTTGCTTGATCTGCGGATCAAGTGTATCACTTTCTAAGAGGTTTTTTAGTACATTCTCCATGGACTTATCTCCTTAGGCTTAAAGACTCTTTATTATCTTCCTTAGCTTCTCAACCAAGTGTTGTTGAGCCTTCGGATCATATTTTGCCGCAAGTGCCAAATCTTCAAAAATTGGGCCGTCTTTTTCGATATTATAAATTTCATTAATTGAATTTCCACCAAACAAACGCTTCTCGTAGATTGCTGCGGGATATGCATTTGGGGCGGAAGGTTTAGCTACAATATCAACAGTAACAATTTCAAATTCTGACACCCTTCCGTTGTTATCAACGTTGCCAGAACCTCTACTTGAGACTCCAAGCTTTACGCCGTTTTCCAACATTGTTCGGACGATGTTTCCCATCGGAGTAGGTAAAACCTTAAGCTTACCCATTCCTTTGTTACCATCCATCCACATTTCAGTAACCATATGACTTACACGGTCTAAGTTAATATTCAACTCTTCTGGATGATCTGCTTCACCAAGAACGCTTTCACCACCTTTAATACTTTCGTTCAGTGTTTCAACTGCACTACGTATTTCATTTAGCGGATAAACGCGCTGATTATGATTACGCACATCACCTTCAAGGAAGATACCTTTTAAATAAAGATTCTTCTGACCGGATGAATTTACTGAATCCTCAGTGATAACTTCTGCGTTAGCTTGATTAAAATTTAAGACTTCAGTAAGTATTCTTTTCATCGTTAAGCTACCTCAATTATGACTTTCTCTTGCGAGATTCGGTTAAACCTTTAGTCTGAACAGAGCCTTTTGATCCAATTGGGCTTGTAACGTTACCCTTGCCAAATTCAGACTCTGTCTTATTAATAGCAGCAGAAGAATCACCTTCTTTGCTCATTTGGGACGTGTCTTCTTTAGCAGTTGAACGAACATTTTTAAACTTCTTCAACTGGTTTGTATTAGGTGCTGCTTCGCGTTCAAACCCTTTATGATTGCTTCCCTTAGCATTAACATTTACAGCTGATCCACCTTGGCGGGCTGTACCTTTCTTCTGAGGGATAGGGCTTGTTTTATTAAGACTTGGGTCAAAACCTTTAC